GGAGCTGCTAATGTGGCAAAGGATGCCGTTTCCGGTGCTGCGGCTATGGCTATCATGGCTGGATCGTTAGTACTTGCCGCACTTGCTATTTCTATGGTGGCATCAATCGGTGATGATATCGTTAAAGCGACGTTAGCATTAGCTGGTTTGGTTGCTGTGTTTGCGATTCTTGGCGGTATTAACACTGCTAGTAATGGAGCTTATAGTACTATGCTATTCCAAGTAGCCGGCGCTATCGCGGCATTTGGTGCTTCCCTTCTTCTTATTGGTGGTGCTGCATTACTCTTTGCTCTTGCAATAGATACGATTGTCACTTCTTTGGAGCGACTCGCAAACATCACAGACGAACAGGCTACACAGATTGGCGATAATATTGTACAGATTCTCGCCTCTGTTGGAACCGGACTTGGCGAAGGTATTAAGAACTTAGCCAAGAGTCTCTGGGAAGGTATTAAAGAACTCTTCGCTAATATTAAGGCATCCTTCGCTGAAAACAAAGATGTAATTAAGACTAGCGCTAGAGGAGCGTTTGAGGGTGTTGCATCTGCTATTAGTGAGATGGCATCCAGTGCTCTTGGTGCTCTTGGAGAATTCCTCAGTGGTATAATCAATGCAATTACGTCAAAGGCTAGCGATTTCCTCAATGCTGCTAAGACGAGTTGCGATCAGTTCACCACCGGTATTAGAACGTCTATAGCAGGAGCTATTAAGACTGCTAAAGATTTCATAAAGCAGATTGTAGACGTGATTAAAGCCAAAGCTGAAGACTTTAAGCAGGCTGCTATTAACTGTGTACAGGGCTTTATTAATGGTTTCGGCAGCATGGTTGACACTGCTATCGAATCAGTTAGAGGATTTGCAGGAAACGTCTTATCGGTATTTAATGTACAGCTCGGTAACGCTTCACCTTCTAAGAAGTTCGCTAAATCTGGATATTTTTGTGTAGCTGGATTTAGACGAGGAATAGTTAATAATGCCGGAATAGCAGAAAATGCTATGGATAATCTAGCTAAAGACAGTCTGGAAGCATTTAATGATCGAATGGGTATTCATTCCGAATCAACAGAAGGTAAAGATGATGGTGGATACTTTGTTAAAGGTTATCGCACTGGCATTGTGAAAAATGCTCCCATATCTGTTGATGCAATGAAAGATCTTGCCGAAAAGAATCTTGGCGGTTTTGCTGATCCATTGAAGTCCGGAATGCAAGATATTGCTAAAGAAGTTCCTGGCGAATTTAGTGATGCTCTTAAAGGTAATTTCGAAAGCTATACATGGAGTGGTAATTTACTTAAGGATTTCGGTGGAGAAGGAGCTTTCGAGAAGCATAGAGTAACTCGAGAAGAGGCTGAAGCTGAGACTCAGAGGAGATTAGCAAAGATCTATGCTCGTCAGGGCAAATCTCAGGATGAGGTAACAGATTCAACTAAAAAGTATACCAAAGCTACCGAAGGTGCAACAACTGCAACAAAGGGCTTAGGAAATTCTGCATCAGGAACAACAGCGGAAGTTCAGGAAACGGCTAAGCAGATCGACACCTTAACCGATCTGATGGACTATGCCGGTAGAGCAGTTGGATATTTCAACAATAAGTATTCTCTGACTCAGGATTCTCTGTCGAATACACAGGCTACCCAGAAGTCTAAAGATGCTATGGAACTCTTAGCGTTCCAGTTATACGAAGTTTCTATAGCATCCGAAACCGCTGAAGAGAAAGCTGAGAGGATGAAGAAGTCTCAGCTCGAAGTTGCAGCAGACATTAAGAAAGCCTATCTCGATATGAGAAACGGTATCGCCGAAACTCTTAAAGGTCAAATTGATTTATTCAAAATGGCCGACTTTGGAGAGAAGAAAAAGGGCGGCGATCTTCTTGAAATGGCAAGATCTCAGGATCGCTTAAATACGACTTTCGAACAAAGCTTCAAAGAGTTGGCCGAAAGAGTAGCTGGTTTGGATGGTGCTGAAGAATTAATGCGTCATTTTGCTGATGAAGGAATGACATCCATGGGCGATCTCAGCAGTGTACTTGATATGACTGCTGAAGAGCTTAAGGAATTTGCTGGCTATGCTGAAAAGTATTACGGCGCAGCAGGCGATGTCTATACAGATACAGCAGACAAGTTAATGGCATCTATCGGCTACGTTAGCTATAAGGCAGCGGGAGGCTTCGCTGAAGGTCTTGATCCGAAGACTGCAGAAGAAGCATTTGAGAACTTTACAGCAGCCGGGCTCAATAAGATGTACGAGAAATTCGGCATGAGTGTTCAGGGCGACAGGTCTGAAATGATGGCTACTGTTGCTCAGGAATTAGCTCAGAGCTTTAGTGAAAATCTTGATACCGGTAAAGCCGAAGAAGCATCTGAAACAACAGGTAACGCAGTTGTCGGTAAGTTCGGAGAGATTGTCAATGAAGAAAGCGGTGCTGAAGGTGCTGTTAACTTCTGTGATGGCATGATTAACGGATTTGCTGATAAGAAGGGCGAGGTTATCGCTGCTGTTGAAGATGTTGCAAATGGTGCGAAAGACGTACTCAGCGATGTCTGGCAGATGAACTCACCTTCCAAGCTTACTGAGAAATACGGCGGTTTCTTCGATCTTGGTCTTGTGAATGGTATATTGAAGTTTGGTTCGAATGTTAAACAGGCAGTAGCTACAACCGCTTTGTCTGCTACCAATGAGCTCACAGATACGTTTAATCGTATCGCGGATCTCGTAGATGGTAACATTGACCTCGACCCGACTATCAGACCGGTACTTGACCTCAGTAACATTCAGTATGGTGCGTCTCAGATTGGCTCACTTCTTGGACTTAATGATCCGTACGCACTTAACGCTGTTGGGACCATTTCAGGAATTCAAAATGACGCTCAGTTAATGGCAGGTCTTACCAGTTCTCTTACTGATGCTATTAATGGTATGAAGACTGAGAACGACCTTCCGCCTGTAACTATTAACATTTATCCGAAAGAAGGACAGTCTGCTGAAGAAATTGCAGATGCGGTCTCTTGGAAACTTAATCATGACGTGTTAAAGCGTCGAGCTGTGTATGGAGGTACCTAATGCTAGAGGGTGGAAATTACTATGATGTAATGAGACATTGGCTCCTTATTGACGGGAAGCCGACTAAGGATTTCGGTGTCTACCTCTCTGGCGATGGCACCTTTAAAGCGGCAGAAAAGAACTTGGAAGAGTTCACTATCCCTGGTCGTAATGGGACTTTCCACTATAAGTCTGATACTTATAAGAATGTTGTTGTCCCTTACGACTGCTTTATATTTAAAGACTTCAAGCGTAACGTAGCTGCTCTCAGGTCCTTCCTCCTTTCCCGAGAAGGTTACGTGCGGATCGAGGACACACATCATCCGGACGAATTCCGAATGGGTATCTACCACGAAGAGTTTGCTCCGGATGTGTTCGACGATCTCACAGCAGCTCAGTTTACGTTGAACTTTGATTGCAAGCCTGAAAGATGGCTGAAAGACGGCGAGAAGGTTAAGACTTTCACAGCCGCCGGTACGATTATTAATAAGACCTATTTCACTGCTAAACCGCTTATCCGATGCTACGGTAGCAGTGGTACTGTCACTATTAACGGTGTTAGCGTGACAGTGACGGGTGTCAATTCCTACGTAGATCTTGACTCTGAAGAGCAGGAATCTCACAAAGGAAGTGACTATACACTAAACTCCAGAACGACACTGAATAATGGCCAATTTCCGACATTGAAGCCGGGTAGTAACTCAGTGTCGTTCACGGGGTTTACTAAAATTGATATTACTCCCCGTTGGTGGACACTTTAAGGAGGTAATATGGTACCAATCCTGTTTGCACCCTCTGCTACCTCCTTTACCACTAATGGTTTAGGGAGATTGGCTGACAGTAACAAATGTACAGTTATAGAAGAACTTAACGGCCAGTACGAGTTAGAGCTTACCTATCCAAAAGAAGGTAGGCTCTTTTCTTCTATTGGATATTCTTCGATTATTGTAGCTAAGCCGTTTCAGAATGGAAAACTTCAGCCATTTAGAGTCTATAAGATCTCGAAGCCTATGAAGAATCTCGTTACGGCTTATGCAAGGCATATCACTTATCAGTTAAACTTCATTCCTTGTTCTCCGTTTAGTGGGCAGACAGCTAAGCAGGTCATGCAGAACATTCCTACTGCTACTGCTGAGTACTGTCCTTTTACTTTTACCACAGATATTGACAACACTAAGCAGTCTGTATCACCAAACCTCTTCGGTCTCGAGACGGTTGAGTCTGGAATTATTAATGCATATCTCGATGGAACTGGGCGACTTATTGAGGAAGAGAATGCGCTTTCTGTCTGGATCAAATGCGAAAAGAGTAAAAGATATTCTCTTAGTAAGATGGCTGGACAGTGCTTTGCGGCAGGCAGCATGACTCAGATTCCGTCTGAAGGACAGCTTGTAGCGAACTATGTATCTCATCCTACAGACAGGAAGTTTGAGTATACCACGACATCTGACGCCGAGTATCTCGTTATGTTTGTCTACAGACAGTCACTTGACGGAGAAGCGGCGTATGTCGGTATCTATAACTCAATCTCTATTCGTGCTATTGGTACTTACACCTGGATGCTGTATGAGCCGAAAACTGTAAGGTCGTTCCTTATGGAAAACGAAGACTCTATCCAGAATATTTATGGTGGGGAGTATGAGTGGGACAACTACAATGTAATCCTGCATGAGAATAGAGGTTCAAACAAGGGAGTTAAGATTCGGTATGGTAAGAATCTTATCGATTTAACGCAGGAAGAAAACATTGAAAACACAATTACTGGTATTTACCCAATCTGGAAGTCGGATGGGACTGTTGTGGAGCTGCCTGAAAAGGTTGTTCACGCATCAAACGCCAGTAATTTTCCATTTTATAGAACTGTTATACAGGATCTGACGTCCGAATTTGACCAGATGCCGACGGAAGAAGAGCTCCGTGAAGCGGCTACTGTGTTTATTCAAAATGAGGGCATCGGAATCCCTGAAGTGTCTCTTGAAGTGAACTTTGTAAACCTTTCTGAGACTATGGAGTACTCAGGTGTTGGCGGTTTACAGTCAGTTAACTTAGGAGATACCGTTACTGTAGAATTTCCTGACTTAGGAGTCTCTGCACAGCAGAAAGTAACAAAGACTGAGTACGACGTTCTTAATGAGCGTTATACAAAGGTTACTATCGGTACCGTAAAAGATAGTATGACAAACCTTTTAGAAGACCAGATGAACGAACTTTCCGAGAAGGTTACAGCAGAACAAGCTCAGAACTCAATTGACAGAGCTACTGGTGTTATGAATGCCGGTAGAAGAGGTCACGTTATTATAGGAAGAAACGACGACGGTTTTGCTAACGAAATTTACTTCCTCGATAACGCTAACATAGCTCTCGCTAAAAATGTTCTTCGTATTAATGTGAACGGTATTGGATTTAGTTCCAATGGACTTCGTGGGCCTTATGCTCAGGCTTGGACACTCGATGGACATTTGACGCTTGGTGGTGTTAATAATGCAAGTGGTACGCTCGAGATCCTCGATACTAACGGAGTTGTTATAGGTCGTTGGGATAATAACGGTATTAATTCATTTAAGGGTACTATCAGAGGTACTTCATTTCATTCTTCTAACGATGAATTCTATGTAGAAGAGAATGGCGAAGATGGCGTTGAGGTCGGCTGGTCTGGTTGGGATGTGTGGAATAGAAGTATGCAGTCTCAGACTCTTGGGTGGGATTCTAATAACCATGTAAATCCTGCATCTGGAACCAGTGCGGCTGCTGCTATGAATGGCGGACCGAATTCAGATTATGGCGATTCAGGCGACGATGGCTATGGTGGCACTGCTGGATTTAAAGCTCTTTGGCTTGATGACGAGTGGTACGAAGGTGGGTCGTCTAGCCATTCTTACACTAGCTACGGAAGAAGTAATCATCACTTGTGGGATATTACAGAGGTTCTTCAATGGCTTGATGGAAGGATTACATATTTGGAAGATCACCCTGCTTGCAGAAGTGATGACGATGATTGCCCATCAGATGATTGCGGACCACTTGGCGCTGAATGTCCGTTCTACGAAGAAGGTTGCGACGACTGTAGTCCTGTAGACTGTGCAGAGTATTAAATATGAAAACATTAAAAAAACCAGATAAATTAGTCGTTTCGTGTTTAGGAACACAAATATATCAGCCAAATATCGAATATGTAGAAAACCCTTATCTTATTCGAGAAGGAAATGCTGTATATAACGCGCTTACAGATGAAGCCGTTCTGTTGGAAAACAAAGATTCAAAATACGACTTGATTCACAGATGGTTTTTAATTCCGAAGAATACCGATGTAGGAACTCTTATGTATCTTATTGCTCAAAAAAGAGCATACGAAAGAAATGGACCAGGTTCTAGTCTAAAAACGTTTTATACAATCTTTACCACTACTGCATGTAATGCTAAATGCGGTTATTGCTTTGAAAAGGGTTCTAAAATATTGTCTATGTCCAGTAAGACTGCAAATGATGTAGCCGACTATATTATCAGAACCCGTGTAAAAGGAAATAAACCTATTAGAATTAAGTGGTTTGGAGGAGAACCTCTTTGTAATAAAAATGCTATTAATATTATTTCAAAGAGTCTTAATGATGCAGGAGTTAAATTCGTATCCCAGATGACGACAAATGGCGATCTATTCGATTCTTGTTCCGATGAAGAATTGAAAGACATTTGGCATCTTTCAACGGTACAACTTACTGTCGATGATGTTGGAGCGAACTATGAACGAATCAAGGTATTGCCTGACGGAGCTTATGAGCGGTTAAAGAAAACAGTAGAACGTATTACTGAACTAAAAATTAGAGTACATTTACGAATTCACTATAATCCAGAATTAGGAATGGAAGCATGTAAGAAGATTATAGAAGATTTCAAAGATTATCCTAATTTATTAATGTATGCGAAACTAGTTTTTTATAATGATTCGAAAGAGCACTATGATGAGCTTTTAAAGATAGAAACTGAAATTGAAGCTACTGGAAATCGAACATACGGTTTTCCGAACTATTCGACTCCAAATTTCTGTATGGCAGATAGCAATAGAATAGTGACCATTACGCCTACTGGTGAGCTAACATCTTGCGAGCATTACACCTATGGAGAACATATTTATGGCTCGATTTATACCAGAGAGAAAAAACATGACGTTTTAAATAAGTGGACAATTCGTGAGAAATATGAGATGTCATCCTGCAAGAAATGTCCATTATACCCTTCATGTAAGAAGCTTGTCATGTGCCCCGCTGAAGGTAAATGCTCCGAAGGTTACCAGTATTATCAGATTGAAACTATTAAAAGAGCTCTAAGAAAGAAGGTGGAAGAGCTTGGTTACCAAAATAATTGAACTGGATCTAAAAGATCCTAATATAGTACCAGCAATTCATGTGTCGAAACTCGACTCTGGTCTTAGAGCTTTTGAGTTTCATTTGAATAACGGAGATGAAATATATCAAATTCCATCTAATGCAGCCATTACTTTTCAAGGGACAAAACCTGATAAAAATGGTTTCGTTTACGGTTGTTCATATGAAGGTAATATAGTAACGGTTAATTGTACACAGCAGATGACAGCTGTAGAAGGTTGCGTGAAATGCAGTTTAGTTATAGTTGATACAGACGAAAACCGAATTGCGAGCTTTTTATTATATATCATCGTTTTTCCAATCGGGGTTGATGATAGCACCGTTATATCTGATTCGGAAATTGCTTATAGTAACGAAGTAATTAACAACCTTCAGAGTATCGGTGCATATGATAACCGGTTAAAAGCATTAGAAGCCAAACGTCTTATGACTGTGGAATATATTTCTTCTAATGAAACTGCAAAATTCTATAGAGCATAGGAGAGAATATGGCGGAAGTACAAAATTTAGAAATAAATGGTGTCACTTATACTATAAAAGATTCTACAGCAAGAAGTAGCGCTGCTACAAACGCTACTAATATTAGTCGTAATACTGCTGACATAGCAACAAATAAAACTGACATAGCAACCCAGAAAGCGCGAATCGATCAAATTGTATCTCTTCCTTCTGGTTCAACAACTGGCGATGCGGAACTTCTTGATATTCGTGTTAAAGCGAATGGAACTACTGCAACTAGTGCCGGTAATGCTGTAAGAGAGCAAGTTAGAAAATTAGATAATGTTATATCGGCAAGTATTAAAGATTTAGGAATAGCGGGTACATTAACTAGTGGCGTCTATAACATTAATACTAGAACTATTGATACTGGCTTGTCGTCGACAAGACATTATGATGTTGATGTAACAAATAAAACTGTCGCTTATTTAACTGGTTATCGTTATAATTCCAGTTATCCGGTATGGCTTTTATTCGATTCTAGTGGTAATATAATCGATTATTCCTTGTATAATGTGGATGGTGGAACATTAACTGAATGCATTGTCATTCCAAGTAATGCAACTCGTCTTATTGTTAACTGTTCGATATATCAAAATCGAGAGTTATATCTGCTTCCTAACATTAGCGAAAGTTTAAATAATAAAGTAGATCCAATTGCTAATCATATATATGAAGTTGAAAAGACGGCTGGAATATCAGAAGGTCAAATTGAATCCGGATGCTGGAATATTTCGTCTAGACAATACGATACTGGTTTGTCAACTACCAGACACATAGAAGTTTCTGTACAAGAAAATGAAATATGGTACGTTGGTGGCTATGTATATGGTAATGCTAGCTTCCCTTTATGGATTCTTTTTGATAGTAATGGTAATCAAAAAAGTTATTCTATTGGAACCGGATCGGGAGCTGTTACTTCTACTGTTGTTATTCCAAGCGGAATAACTAAACTTATAGTGAACTGCTCCACAAATACTACTGCAAATTATGCACGAAAAGCGAATGCATTGGCGTCTAATCAGCTTGTAAATTCGTGGTATGGAAAGAAAATGGTGTGGCTTGGCACTTCAATACCTGCTGCTGGAAAGTACGGCTTGAATAATTACAAGTCATATCCCATGATTATAGGAGCTAAACTAGGAGCCACGGTTGTAAATGAAG